TACGGGAATATAGTTTGTGATAATAAATCACCTATATACCCTGCGGGGGCTTGACTGGAATATTCTTGTTCTTCTCTACTAGCCATACATCCTATTTCCTTTATTATTTAATTTTTCTAATGTTTTTATACCTTTATTATGGTCGCCTTTACCAACTAAATCGACTGTAGCTTTAGATAACATAAACTCTCCGTCACTGCCCATAATAGGTATAAGGTCATCTTTAGGACCTCCTGGACCGTCAAGTTCACCACCACCTAACATAGGGGTAAACATTTTTCTATCTAAAACTTTATTTGGGTCACCACCCTCTTTCATACCGATAGGGTCAAATTGTAATCTTCTTCTATTTGCGTTACCTGCTGGTGGAAGTGTTCTAGTGCTTACTTGCATTCCTTTAGGTTCTGGATTATCTGCTAACAGTGCCATAATAACATCTTTAGCTGCACCTAAACCTGCCATAAACAATTCTGGATTACTTTCCGCAAAATTTTCTACGCCTATCATTGTTTCTTGCATAGGTGTAAATTCTGCTTGGACTAAAGAGTCTGCAGGGTCGATAGTATCTTTAATATCAGGTACTAAAGAAGTAGCACTAGCTATATCTAAGTTAAAATCAGTTGGTACTTCTGGTTTCGACACATTTGCAACTACGTCTGCTACACTAGTCATATCTGGACGATTTTTAAACATTTCTATCATCTCTTTTAATTTTTGTATCTTTTCATCTTCCATCAAAAGACTACCAATGCCACCGCCGTTAGCCCTGTATAAAGGACCTCCGAGAGCAAGACTAGCAATACCTAAATCTTCTGGGCTTAAACCTGCTTCTGCAAACATAGCCATAATTTGAGCGGGGTCATTTTCCATACCTTCAGGCTCTAAAACATTTTCTACATCAAAATCACCAAATTCTCTAAGTTGGCTACCTTGTATAGGAGTTAATTCTAAGTCAACTCCTGAAGATAAAGAAGGTGCTGTGCCACTACCAATCGCTGCTTTTGGGTCTTTAGCTCTATTAGAAGCTATTTTACCTGCAAGCAGACTTCCTCCTGTAACGATAAGAGCTGCTTTTACCATCATAGTCATGATATCACCTGCAATTTCTTAATAAGGTTATCTAGTTCTTCTAAATTATGTCCTTCTAACGAAGCTTCAGAAATGTTTTTTACTGTAACTTCTTTAATAACTTCTTCAGGAGTAAGACAATCAGTTCTATGAACTGTTATAAATGTACATTCTTCATGAATATACATTAATCTCTGTGTTCCTGCTAAAGTTATACCATTATGAGGAGCTTTGATACGTTGGAGTCCTTTTTCAGTATAAATTGAACATTCTCCTTTCATAATAAAAAAAGGATGGTTTTTATTGTGTATTCTTGTTACAAGAGCTAAACCCTTAGGCATAACAATAGTTCTAATATATTGTCCGTCAGCAAAATCGTGGGTAACTGCTCCTTCTGTCTCACCTTTTAAAGAGGGCAGGTTTTTATCTTGACCTGTTTTCGTACTTAGTTCAGATACAGCTTTTTCGAACTCTGCTACTTTTGTTATAAATTTCTTTTGATTTTCTTTATACGAATAATATTCACAAGCTTCTTGTTGTGTAGGTTCATTATTTTTTACTAATGATAAAGCCATAAATTTTGTTTCTCCAGCGTGTTTTCACGTAATTGCGAGTTAAAGCTCACCTCGTAAGCTGCAGCACAAATGGCTGATACCCTGATTATATATCAAAAAGTATATATTTTTAAAGGTTTTTCTTTACCTTTTACTTTTATTGGTTTTAATGCTTTTAACGGTATTCCACAATATTTTTCTGTTTCTTCCCCTATTAGTATATCTGCACCTGCTTCTTTAGTAGCCGATTCTAGTCTAGCTGCTGTGTTAACAGCGTCTCCTATAGCAGAATAATCAAACCTTGTATCGCTACCCATATTACCAATAACCGCTTCACCTGTATTTACACCCACACCTATAGCAACACCTATATCGGCTTTAATAATATTTTCTTGTATTTCTTTAGCACATTTTACAGCTATATTTTCATGGTGCATAAGGTCTAATGGTGCATTAAATATCGCCATCATGGCATCACCTATATATTTATCTACCATACCGCCATATTTTTGTACTGCGTCTGATTGTATAGTTAGTGCCTTATTCATTATTGTAGTTACTTCTTCAGGTTCTAACGTTTCAGATAAAGCAGTAAATCCTCTAACGTCGGTAAATAAGAAAGTACAACGTCTTTTTTCTCCACCTAGTTTTAATAAATTAGGGTCTTTTTGTAAACGTTTGACCTGTCGTGGGTCTAAATAATGTTCGAATTGTTTTTTAATTTGTTGACGTAATTTATATTGTTCTCTAAATCTTAAATAAAAACCTATACTTCCTGCTATAAATTGAGAGATTAAAGACCATGTAACGTCTACTAAAACTCCTGCAGTTATCGTATAGTAGCCGTATAAGCCCGTTAAAGCCATCGTTAGTAAAGCTAGACCTATCCCCCAAGTTATCCCTAAATAGCTTATAAAAGCCCATACTAGCCCTATAGACGCTATAAATATTAATAATTCTAAAGCTAGTGCATAATCAGGTATATAAGGGCTATCTTGAATTAAAAGAGATTCTGCAAGAGCTGCTTGTATTTTATGTGGCTCAAGAAGTCCAACAGGCGTAGCAACTTGCGGCATAACACCATTAGCGGTTACACCTACAAAAACAAATTTACCGTTTACGTTCATTTCTTGTAAATCGGTTTCTTCGGTTTTTACCCAACTAATCCATTTACGACCTAAACTATCAGTTTTTACTGGTGGTATTCCACGTATAGCTATTTCTTGTATACCGTTTTCATTTGTAGTAATAATATAAGTCTTTACATTGAATAATGCTTTATATATTTGGGTGCCAAAAGAAGCTAACCAACCGTCAGGAGTTTTTAGTAAGAGAGGAATCCTCCTCACTAGTTGGTCAACTTCGGTGGGAGCAGTAGCTATTCCTTGTAATATATTATCGTAAGTGTAGAAATTTTCTTTCACTCCCTTAGTAAGTATACCACCAATATCATCACCTTTTATAACTGTTCCTGTAGTTTTAGGGTAATTACCATTAGGTGTTTCGAACATCGCTATTACACTAGGTCCATAACCTAACGACCTAGCAAAATCTTCGTCTCCCAAAAGTCTATCAGGCTGTGGAAAACTTATTACCCAACCAACGCCTAAAGCACCTCGACCTAATAATTCTAGTTGTATATCTGCTAATCTTTTTCTAGGGAAAGGATAGCCACCTTCACGTTCTACATCTTCTTCAGTTATATTTAGTATCGTAAAATTACCACTAGGGGCAGGTGTTTGTATAAACGTATCAAACGTTTTAAGTTTTATAATTTCTGTTGGTGTTGATTGAAATATTAACGGTAATGCTAATATTATCATTAAAGGTAGTATATATAGTTTTTTCATCCGCTACTTTGTCTAATAGTGATAGTAGAATCGCCACCACCATTTACTTTTATTATATTAGAAACTCCGTCTTGTATCAAAATTACGGTATAACCACCACTTGCATTTAAATCTACTTGAACAGATTCACTAACTTTTCTACGTAAACTTACAGTTTGTCCTGTTACTATTGTAGTAATTTGTGTATCCGAATCTTGACCTATTAAGGTGCCTGATATATTTACACCTGTTGCTAATGCTAGTTGGTCTTCATCGTCTTCTATAGCTAAAGCATCAAGAACGTTTAATAAATCTTCTAAAAAATTAACGTCGAGATAATTAATATCTAGTTCAGTAAACTCCAAACTATTATCTTCTAAAAAATCTTCTGCTAAATAATCAATATCTAAATCATTAAAATCTAATAAATTAACTGTCTTAGCAGTTGCTGTTTCTTCTTGAGTAATACCATCTTCTTTTGGAGGAGTTACTATTAACATATTATCTATAATATCTAGTGATAAATCTAATATTACAGGCTTACTAGGTGCGTTTTCAAACACATCAACTGTTGTAGCTTGATATGGTTTATTTAATAAAACACTACCTGTCGCTGTTACTACTTCTATTTCACCGCTAGATAAACCATATGCATCAGGAAGTAAGATTATAAGACTACGACCTAACTCGTCAACGGTAGCTGTAAAATCTGTGCCCCTAATAGCAATATTAGCTGTAGGTGTTGATAATTTAATATTTTGTTTATCTATGCGATTTAAATTACCCGTAATAAATCTTGCTGTTCCTAATGCAAAGTTAAGAGACATTTTAGATTTACTAGGGTCTGGGTCATAGATATACTCATCTATTAAAAGCTGAGAATGTTCGGTAAGCTTTACAATCGATTTATCTAAAAAAGTTATAGCCATGCGACCGTTAGTCGTTATAGCTTCATCATTACTTTGTATAGCGAATTTTAAATTAGCGTCGTAAGGTTTATCCCTTACTATTTGAGCAGAGCCGTTTAATTCAGATATATCTCCTATATCAGCAGCTTGTGCTTGTGCCTTGGTCGTTTTGAATGACGCAAACAGTACCGTTGTTACCGTTAGAAATAATCTTAAGCCAGTCATTATCTTGTGTACTCGATTGTGTGATATTGAACGTTCTTGAATTACCTGTTTGGTCTAGATAAAAATAACCACCTGCATAACCAGAACCTGTAAAGTTTACAGTATTACTATCACCGTCTACATCTACATAAGAAGTTCCGCCGTCATAATTTATATCGAAATCGAAAGTATTACCGTCACCGTTAATTATCCAATCTAAATCTAATGTTGCCGCTAATGCAGTTGTTCCGTGGTCTAAAGTAAATGTATTAGAACTTCCCGTAACATCAACATTATAGTTAGAATTATCTATACCGTAAGTATTTGTTGGGTCGCCTTGTATAGTAAATGTATTAGTATCACCATCAAACTCGAAAAAGCCTGTGATAGAATCACCGTATATATCACCTAAAAATTTATTAGTATCGCCGATTTGATTTATATCTAAAGTCATAGTAATACCATCTAAATCAAGTGCTGTTAAAGAACCAGCAGAAGAATTTAAGCCTCCTATAATATTCCCTGAACCAAGCTGTTCTAAATCAATGTTAGCTGTAGCACCTGATTGGTCGACATGTATTTCGTTATCAGCAGCGAAAACAAATGTTGAGGTTAGTAGTAAACTAATTAATATCTTCATCTTTCACCTCCCAGAAACCTTTATCATACCCTATTTTGACGATTTGCAAAACAGCCTCCTCTATAGCTCTTTGTAAAGCTAAAGTAGCTGGTTCATTTTCAGCATCACCTGTTTCTATTTCTACTAATTCTGTTCCTGCTTCTATAAACCTAAAAACGTCTTGCGATTGCCCGTAACTATATAATTGTTTACTAACTAAGACATCGATTAAAACTTCTCCTGTTGCTACAGATACCATACGTAAAGCTACTGTAATATTATCTACTCGATATTGTTTACTCGTTCCTATACCTAAATATCTAGCTCCAATTCCACCGCTTTTTATATTTGTATCAAAACCAATAACAGCACCTTCCATAAGAACACCTGCAAAAAGCAATGGCATAATAGGTTTAGGTCCATCAGTTTTTTCGTTTTGTTCTCTAGCAGAACGTATAAGCTGTCTTTCTTTAGTTAAGTTATCTAAACCTACTCTTTCAGCAACCCTAAAAAATTTACCATCAGCAGTATGTTTCAAAGTTCTTATTAATAGATGGCTTGGTGCTTGTGTAAGTGCTGTAGAAAATAAAGCAAACTCACTATTACTTTTACGCTGTCCTGTTTGGTCTGTAAAACTATTTGGATATACAGCTACGACGATGGGTGTTTTAGGCTGTGCTATATCAAGTAATTCTTCAGATTGAATCTGTAAAATAGTTGGTAACGTTTTGCCTCTTTGTATCGTGGTATCTACAGGTGCTAAACTACAACTAGAAAGAAAAATCGCCAATAGGCAACTGTATCTCGGTAATATTTCCATCAGCATCAGTTATCTTGAGAGTTATGATTCCATTATCAATACTATATTCTATAGTGTTTCCCTCTAGGGTCAAAGTCCCTTCTGTGCTAGGTGTTTCACCAAATAAATTTTCTACAAGTTGTCTTGATAGTTGAGCATAGATACGTGACTCAAGATTCCTAATAAATCTAGCTAAAGTTGTATTTTCTTTATCTCTTTCTATTTGTTCTTGTATGGCTTTTATTTCTTCTTTAATACTCATTTTTCGATTAAACTCTTGGTTTTCTATCGTTAAATAATGTGAAGAAGTGTTTATGCCACTAAATGAAGGATTCTTAAACTTATGTACTATTTGGTCAGCCCATAACGGATTAGTTAATATAAGTAACCCAAATAAAATAAGTAACCCAAACGCTATTCTATACACCCAAATATTAGTCTTTCCTTTGGTCATCTCTATCCGCCTTTGCAAGTTTATCTTGGTTTATTAACTGTGGTACTCCTAATATTGTTTTTATCATAGTATCTTGTCTTATAATTTCATTATCCAAACTACGAACTCTATCTATTAATGCTACTAAAATACCATGTTGAGAGTCAAGTTTTGTGCCTAGTCTTTCTTCTATAGCTGCAATCTGGGATTCTACTTTTTCATCAACAGCATCCAATTTAGATTCCATGCCATCAACAATACGTATAACTAATTTATAAATAAACCAACCTAAACCGATAGCTGCTGCAATAGGGAATCCTACCTCTTGAATAATAGTGACTGCAGATTCCACTAATAATCACCCCAAACTTTAGTTTTAGTACCGCCGTGATACTCTACTGCATGACCTTCTTTAATCAATATTTGGCAAATATCTTTGCCGTCTTTAGTATAAGGGATTCCTAATATACGACCATACTTGCCTTTACCTAACGATTTAACTTTTATTTGTCCCACACAAAGTTCTTTTAACCTTTCTTTAGCAGCAAGTCCTAATACTTTTTCTGCTTTATCTCTTGTTCTTGATTCAGGTGTATCTATACCTGCTAATCTAACACGTTGTTTATGTAGTTTTACATCGAAACCCAAATCTAAACAACAATCAAAAGTATCGCCGTCTACAATTCGTTCTAACGTTGCATTATAAACAAATGCATCAGGTGCTTTCTTAGCCATTTAACACTTCCATCTTCTACGTGCTTGACGTAATCTTGAATTAGGATTTTTTGCTGCTTTAGGAAACTTTTTCATTTGTCCTGCACTTCTAGCACAGTAAGACTTTCTTCTCTTTGCAGCTTTGCTTCCTTTTTTAACTTTACCTGTTACTGCTCCTTTTAACTTAGAACCAGGATTTTTTCTTTTATATGCAGCAATACCTTTTTTAGTCATGCCTGCACCTTTTTTAGTAGGTCGGTAATTAGCTCCTTTTCCTTTTGTAGTACGTCTTATGGACTTTTCCTTTTTTCTAGGCATTACTTCTTTTTCCTAGTAACTTTTTTCTTAGTTGTTTTTCTAGAACGTTTTATAGCTTTATCACTAACAGTTCCTTTTCCTGGTCTGCTTGTTCCAGCTTTTTTCCTTTTGTTTATATTGTACCACAATCCTTTTTTAACACGTCTACCGTCTTTAGTAGTATGGTATTTACTACTCGATTTTTTTCTAGGCATATTTACTCCTATTTTTTCTTTTTCTTCATTACTTTCTTTTTATAAGCTTTAGCAGCTTTTTTACCTGCTTTGGTATATGAAAATCTTTTATTTCCTACTTTTGGCATTATTTTTCTCCTTTTAATACTCTATCTCTAAGTCTAGTCGCTCTTGGTCCTACTTGCGTAGCCCAACGACTATCCATCATTTCAACTGCAGCAGTTTCCCAATCATGTTCTTCTAGTGCAGCTAAAAACTTTTTAAATTTCAATAACCTAGTAATACCTAAATTGAAACCCATGTTTGCTAAAACTCTTTGTATATCTTCTGGTAGGTGTATCCACCACTCTAGGTTTCTATCTAGTTCAGTAGTAACAATAGCTATATCTTTTTCAAAACATTCTTCTATTCTATCTTCAGATACAGGTGTATCTACGTCTTGACCGTGTTCAGGGTCTGATTCTAATATTAAATGTCCTATGCCAAACGTAGGATATCCAAGATGGTCTAAATAAATTTTATTTACACAACCTTCATCGAAAGTTAGTTCTTCTCTTAATTTATCAATATTCATCTTATCTGGACTATTGTCGCTCCGTTTGTTTTTATTGTTACTTTGCCCAGAGTTGTTGTTCCCTGAACACCATTTTCTTCCCCACTGTATAAATCTATCCATTTAA